TTATTTCTCTAAAATGGACAAAAGGCTTCTCAGGATCGGGAACAGAATCGGTGCCAGGTCACCGATAGAATTCATGGAGGCAGGTGATGCTTAAAGGAATTACAGTGACCCTTCACGTAAAGAAAAAGACCGGAGAGGACGCTTTCGGGGCAGATGTATATACCGATAGCACCGTTGAGGTCGAAAATGTGCTGATCGGGCAGCCGACGGAAGCGGATATCGTGAATGCAAATCAGTTTGGCAAGCACGTGCAGTATACGCTTGGAATTCCGAAGGAAGACACACACGTCTGGGAAGATACGGAGGTGGAATTCTGGGGGAAGAAATTCAGAACCGTAGGTATGCCGGTTCAGGGGATCGATGAAATGGTGCCGCTTTCATGGGGAAGGAACGTGATGGTGGAGTGTTATGAGTAAAGTCGAAATCAAGCTGAACAGTCCGGGAGTGCGCGAGTTGTTGAAGTGCTCAGAAATCGCCGCAGCATGCGAGGAACAGGCCAGAGCGGTGGCGGGAAGGGCCGGAGATGGATACGTGGTGGAACAGAGAAGCTACGCAGAAAGAACCGGTTTTGCCGTAGTTGCGGACTCATCGGAGGCTAAACGCGACAACCTGAAGAATAACACGCTGCTGAAGGCGTTGGGAGTTTGATCATGATTGAGAGTGTAATCATTGCATATCTTAGAAAAAAGCTTCCGGGTGAAAAGATAAGTGCAGAAGTTCCAAAAGGAATGCCGCAGCGATTTATCACAGTAGAAAGAACGGGGGCGCAGCAGCTTGGCGTCGGTTTTTATCAGTCTACGATTGCAATACAGTCCTGGGAGACATCGAAAGCGAAAGCTGCACAGCTGTCAGAGAGCGTCTGCAGAGCAATGGAGGTTATCCCGGATTTTGAAGACTGTGTAACAAGATCAACGGGGGCTGATTATGACTTCACAGATACAGAAACGAAACGATACAGATACCAGGCGGTCTTCACAGTCAGGCATTATTGAAGAGAAGGAGAGAACAGAAATGTCGAATGTAAACAATGTTACAACAGGCAAGCCTAAGATCGGAGGAGCAATCTATCGAGCTCCGGTTGGAACGGAGCTTCCGAAGGATGCGAAGACGGCGCTTAGTGAGGCGTTTAAAGCGATGGGCTATCTTTCGGAGGATGGACTCACCAACAGCAACAGTCCGGATACCGACACGGTAAAGGCGTGGGGCGGAGACACCGTTGTTGTAGTCCAGAACGGGAAGGACGATACATTCAAGGGAACATTTATTGAGGCGCTGAACACGGAAGTGCTGAAGATGGTCTACGGAGACAAGAATGTAACCGGAGAGATCGCGACCGGAATCACAGTAAAAGCGAACGCGGATGAGGCGGAATCCTATGCATATGTCATTGACATGGTAATGAGGAACAAGACGCTGAAGAGAGTAGTGCTTCCGTCGGCAAAGGTTGCGGAAGTCGGAGATGTAACTTATAGCGACGGTGATGTCGTTGGTTATGAGGTAACGCTGAACGCAGCACCAGATACAGACGGAAATACCCATTATGAGTACATCCTGTCTGGGACGGCGGTATAAGGAGAGATCATGGTAGGGAAGACATCAAGCGGATTTGATTTTGAAGTGAACGAAAGCATTACGGACGACTGGGAATTCATCGAAGACATGGCAGCAGGAACCGCTGTTGCTGAAGTGAGGGCGGCTGAGAGAGTTCTTGGAGATAAGCAGTATAAGAAGCTGAAGGATCATGTCCGTGACAAGGATGGAAGAGTGTCCTTCAAGGCGATGGACAAGGAGCTTGGCGAGATTATCGCAGCCGCAGGAACAAAAAACTCCTGATCCTCGTCGCGATGCTGAGAGAAGGACGGGATTCGCTCGTCTGCGATCTGGCAGAGACGTATCACGTTCTGCCAATGGAGGCGTACCCTGTCCATCTCATCGCAACGCTTGCGACGGGGCTTGGAGAAGGATCTCGCATACGAAAGCAGATGGAAGGCCGGAAGCTGTCAAACGAAGATAGTCTTCTGGCTCTTATTTTTGACAAGGTAAACTGGCTGTGCTGGGCAAATACAAAAGACGCGCAGCATGGAAAGAATGTTCCGAAGTCGATGTATTCGATTCTGACGGAGACAGATAAAGAAGAGAAAGTAGCAGGCTTTACGACACCGGAAGAGTTCGAAAAGAGAAGGCAGGAGCTTTTAGGAGAGTAAGAAATGCCAGATATTGCACAGGCATATGTTCAGATTATCCCGACCGCCAAAGGAATAACCGGAGAACTTGAGAAGGCGATGGGAGGAGAAGCTGACCAGGCGGGGAAAACTGCCGGAAAGTCATTCACCTCGTCGTTTTCAAGTACGATTGGAAGCGCAGGCAGCAAACTGAGCTCTATTGGGACCAAGATGACAGTAGGCATTACGGCAGGGCTTACAGGAGTTGCTGTTGCATCAACTGCAGCATGGAAAGAAGTTGATGCAGCCATGGATACAATCACGACCAAAACAGGAGCTTCTGGAGATGCGCTTGAAGATATGCAAAAGAGAGCGCAAAAAATAGCAACAACAATTCCGATCAGTTTTCAGGAAGCCGGAGACTCCATAGGTGAAGTAAACACAAGATTTGGGCTGACGGGAGATGCCCTTCAGGATTTGTCAGCACAGTTCACGAAGTTTGCGGCACTGAACGGAACGGACGTGAGCACATCTGTCGATGCTGTACAGGCTTCAATGGCCGCGTTTGGTCTTTCCGCATCTGATGCGGGGAACATGCTGGATGTGCTGAACAAAGCCGGGCAGGATACCGGTGTCAATGTGGTGCAGCTTGCTTCCGATCTGAAAACAAATGCAGGCACGTTGAAAACATTCGGGTATAACGCATCTGACGCGGCAATGCTGTTGGCAAACCTGTCCAAGAACGGTGTTGATACATCATCTGCGATGATGGGGCTTAAAAAGGTATACCAGGAATCAATTGAGACAGGGAAACCGATGTCTGCAATTCTTGGAGATCTTACGACAAAACTGCAGAATTCAAAGACGGCAACGGAAGGAGCGCAGGAGGCTGCAGATATCTTTGGAGCAAGAGCGGCATCATCGCTCATTCCTGCGTTGCAAGACGGGCGGCTGTCTTTTGATGCGCTGGGAACTTCCATTGACAGCTTTACGGGGAGCGTTACCGATACATATAACGAGACCTTGGATCCGTTGGACCAGATGACGGTCAACATGAACATGCTAAAGCAGGCAGGAGCGGACCTTGTAAACGCCGGGGCACCATTGATATCTCAGGCTTTTTCCGCGCTGACAACGACATTGCAGACAGCACAGCCTGTATTCCAGCAGTTCTTATCGACGTTCAGCGAAAACGGACAAACCATTGCATCTGTAATTGCGCCGATGTTGAGCACTACGTTTCAGACACTTGGGAATGTAGTCAATACGCTTACTACAGCATGGAATGGGTTATCTGACTCACAGCAGCAGATTGTATTAAAGCTCGCAGGCGTTGCGCTGGCAGCAGGACCGGCTCTTGCCATCGGTGGGAAAGCAATATCAATTATGGGCTCCGTAGCTGGAGCAGGTGGGAAGCTGGTATCCGGAATCGGCGGATTGATCGGCAAGCTCGGATCAATTGGAAAGAGTGCAGGATCGGCGGCTTCCACATTATCAACCGTTGGCTCGGCGGCATCCGGAGCAGCGGGGCCGGTTGGAAGCGCAGGAACCTCCGTGGGAACCTTGGCCAAGAATGCGGTTGGGCTTGTCGCAGCTGGAGCAGGGATTCTTCTGGCGGCGGCCGGAATATCTCTTCTGGCAAAATCCGCAATTGAAATAGCAAATGCCGGAGCACCAGCAGCGGTAGCAATGGTTGCGTTGACAGCTGCCGTTGCAGGAATGGCAATAGGAGCCGCAGCTCTTGCACCGGCGCTTACAGCGGGAGCGGTAGGGCTGGTTGCATTTGGTGCAGGAGTGACACTGGTTGGAGTTGGAATTCTTGCAGCAACATCAGGAGTAGCGCTACTGGCATCACAGCTTCCGAATATTGCACAAAACGGTGACGCGGCAGCAAAAGCACTGACGAAGATCGGAACAGCGATGGTAAAAACGTCAGCCGGAGCGGTGACGCTGGCAGCAGGCATTACCACAATGCTTGTCCCGGTTGCAGGTGCGGCAGTAACGATCGGAACCACAGATATTGCTCTTATTGGTCTGGCAGCAACATTTACAGCGTCAGCGGCAGGGGCCGGGCTTCTTGGGACATCCATGAAACTGGTTGCGTCGGCGGTAACAACGATATCAGGCGGAGCGAAGCAGGCAGGAACTGCCATGCAGACAATGGTGGCAAGCGTTGGAATTGTAAATACAGCAATCGATGGGCTGAAGACGAAGCTGGCGCAGGTAGGACAGACGATCGGATCTGTATTCACACAGTCGGCGCCAACAGCGGCAGCAGGGGCAAAAGCTATGACGGATGCGGCCATGACTGCAGCAGTAACATCGGTAACGGCAGGCGGGATGCAGATTAACACAGCATGGTCCAATGCACTTCAGCAGATGAACATTACCGGGCAGACAAGCCTTGCAACAACACTGTCCAACGTCAGGATTACAATGAGTACTCTGCTTGTGGTTATTGCGACAACGAATCTGAGTGCAGCATGGGAGTCCAACCTCGGGAAGCTGAACAATGCAACGAAGACGATGATGTCGCAGGTCGAAGCTACAATCAAAAGCTCGTTGAACAATATTCAACAGCAGTTTGCGAACACGAAGCTTGAATTTAACAAGAACATCAAGCTGCCGCATTTCTCATTTGATGGGAGCTTTGACCCGGAGAGCGGGAGCACACCGTCTGTGCGGGTAGATTGGTACAGAAAAGCGTATGACAATGCCTATATGCTGAACGGAGCAACGATCTTCGGGGCAATGAACGGGCATTTACTTGGCGGAGGAGAAGGAAACGGATCGGAGCTTGTCATTGGAACAGATAAGCTGATAGAGGTAATCCGGGAAGCCGTCGGGAGAACAGGCTACACACAGAATGTGACGATCAATTCGCCGCAGGAGCTGTCACCGGCAGAAGTGGCAAGGCAGACAAGAAATGCAACAAGACAGATGGTGCTGGCACTCAGCGGGGTGTAAGAAATGAAGGACTTTCGAAGAATTATCTGTACCAACAAAGACGGATACAGCATTGCATTCGGGGAGAAAAGCTTCTCCCCTTTTCTGCTTGTTGACGCAGATGGTTGCTATGAAGCATCCAATTCTGTCACGGTGTCTGAGAACACCATGATTGATGGCGGATCGTATCAGGGAAGCGTTGCATCTGTCAGGAACATCGTGCTGACAGTAGCAGACATATCAAACTATGTGGAGAACAGAAATTTGTTGTACAGGCTTTTTAAGGCAGGAGAAGCTGGAAGACTTGTTTTCCACGAGCTGTGTGATGGGGAAGAAACAAAAAGGTACACGGACTACTATGTGGAGAAAATCGCAGGAACTGGCAAGAACGGATGCAGGCAGTATCAGGTGAGCCTGATCTGTCCGGATCCATTCTTCTATGACATGGAAGATGTGCGCGTATCAATGGCTGCATGGATCAGTGATTTCACCTTCCCACATGCTTTCCGGAAATGGGAAGAGTTCGGGCACAGATCAGATGTGCGCCTGCAGGACATTCGGAATGACACGGCAACGGATCGAATTGGAATATCCGTTTCTGTTTATGCAAACGGTGCAGTCAGGAACCCTGCAATTGTTCATGTTGAGAAGAACCAGCGCCTGCAGATTGGGAGCAAAAACAATCCATTTACGATGAGCTCAGGAGACAGGCTGCAGATCACAACGGGAACCGGGAACAAGCATCTGTATTACACGGATGTAGCAACCGGTACAGAGAGAGACATCAGCCAATATCTTACGGAGGACTCCGAGTTTGTGCAGCTTGGCCGGGGAGACAACACCATTGGATACGATGCGGAGTCAGGAGCTGGGAATATGACGATTACCATTACATACCGGCTGCGTTACGCGGGAGCATGACATGGAAATAAGAATCTATGATCCGGAGATGAATTTCCGGGGGATCATTGAAAATCAGACATCCTTACTTTGGAGAAGGCGCTACGAAAAGGCGGGAGAGTTTGAACTGCATGTCCCAATTACGGATGAAAATGTAAGACTTCTGCAGATGGGAAATCTGATCAGCATGCGTGGAGCCGCGGAGGCTGGTGTGATCGAGTATATCATCATGGAGCAGACAAACTTCAAGAAGCAGATTACGGCAAAGGGGCGATTTTTATCTTCTTATCTGGCACGAAGGATTATTCATGGGACATACAGAGCAAACAATAAGAAGGTGACGGATGTTATGGAAGAAATTGTGAAGGCAGCCGTCCCGATTCCATTGCTTACAGGTTACAAAGCATCCGGATCAGAAAGCAGAGTAACCATGCAATCGTCTTATAAAAATGTACTGGATGTTGTCCAGAAGCTTTCTGCATCATCCGGAGTAGGCTTCCGGATACGACCGGATTTCACAGAAAAGACGTTGACATTTGAATCGTTCGAAGGTGTTGATCGGACCTATCAGCAGAACATCAGACCAAGAGTTGTTTTTTCTGAAATGTCCAACAATATTTCAGAAGCAAAGTATACGGATAATGATCAGAACTTTGCAAATTTTGCATA